ATGCAGTTACGTTACGGTGATGACAGCCCAGCCTATCACGTCCGTGTTCTTGGTAACTTCCCGCCGCGTGAAGAAGATACCGTCATTCCTGTCGAGTTGATTGACGCGGCCATGAACCGTGAGATCAAGATTGCCAAGAACACCAAGAGCGTGTGGGGCCTAGACGTTGCGCGTATGGGTTCCGATGCCAGCGCACTCGCCAAGCGGCGCGGTCCGGTTGTTGAAGAGATACAGACTTGGAAAGGTCTAGACTTGATGCAGCTAACCGGCGCAGTCGTTGCCGAGTATGAGGCGCTAACGCCATCCGAGCAGCCAGTTGAGATACTGGTCGATAGCATCGGGTTGGGGGCTGGTGTCCTTGACCGTCTGCGCGAACTGGGCCTACCAGCGCGTGGGATCAACGTGGCGGAAAGCCCCGCGATGAAAGGGACTTACGCCAACCTACGCGCCGAGTTGTGGTTCAAGTGCAAAGGGTGGTTGGCGAACCGCGATGTAAAGATACCGAAGGACGAGCAGTTGTTCGCCGAGTTGGCATCGCCGCGTTATACCTTTACCTCGTCAGGCAAGATGCAGATCGAGAGCAAGGAGAGCATGAAGAAGCGTGGACTTCCATCGCCGGATAAGGCGGATGCTCTATGCTTGTGCCTCGCCACCGATATATCAACTATCATGCACGGCTATTCTATGGCCAACAAGTCGGGTGCGCTGCGTAGGAATATACGGGGTATTGTTTGACATAGAATAAAGATGTGATATATTTGTCTTGCTCGGCAGGTTTTTCTCTCTCCCTCTCCTGCCGGGCATTGGGTGCTAAGGGGTGTGCGCGGCTAGGCCGGTAATAGCGAAACGCCGCCACCCCGCTTTTTTTGCTTTTTTACAAACTTTAAGCTATAGGCGTCCAAAGGGAGCGCACTTGTGGATACAAAGACTTGTATAAAATGTGGCGAAGAGAAGACTATAGACGACTTCTACGCCCACAGGCGCGCCTGTAGGCCGTGCGTGCGCGAACAGCAACGCCGCTTCAGAGACGCAGACCCAGAGTATAACCGCGGTCGTAACCTCCAACGCCGGTACGGTATTAGCGTCGAGGAATATCGTAACCTAATTGCCGACCATAATTTTGCTTGCGGTATTTGTAAGGTAGAAATACCTGAGACATTAGAGTATAAGGGCCGGAGATCAGGTGTCGTAGACCATAACCATGAGACTGGGGACATACGCGGCATACTTTGTCAAATGTGTAATTTAGTTCTTGGCCACGCAAGAGAGAATACCGATATTCTTTACCGGGCCATTGTGTACTTGAGTGAACGCGGCGCGTATGCGCCGAAGAGACGGGTTTAGTTGCATGGTTGCGAAGCGTTTTCAAAATCCAAAGGGCGGTCTAAACGAAGCGGGGCGTAGCCACTTCAAGAAGATCGAAGGAACCAACTTGAAAGCACCTGTCAAATCAGGTGATAATCCACGGAGGGCATCATTCTTAGCGCGTATGGGGAACACACCGGGGCCGGAGCGTAATGCGAAAGGCGAACCGACCCGCCTACTCCTATCGCTGCAAGCGTGGGGTGCGTCATCTAAAGCAGACGCGAAGTCCAAATCCAAAGCTATCTCTGCAAGAAATAGAGGAAAGTCAAAATGAAGATGGGTTTATACAGCAACATCGCAGCCAAGAAGGACCGGATCAAAGCTGGCTCTGGCGAAAAGATGCGTAAGCCAGGGACCAAAGGCGCTCCTACTGCGGCTGCGTTTAAGGCTGCTGCGAAAACCGCAAAGGGAAAAAAGAAATGAAGAAACCCACTAAGGCCGACAAGAAAGTAGCTAAGGTCATGGGCGAATTTAAGCGCGGCACACTGCACGCTGGTGTAAATCCTAAAGGCCCCGCAAAGGCTCCCTTGGCTAAATCGCGCAAACAGGCTATAGCTATCGCCTTGTCTGAAGCTGGCAAGTCAAAAAAGAAGTAAGGCTAAAATATGGCATATCGCAATAATCGTAAGCCGACTAAAGATCAGATGGCTAAGAACAACCGTATGTACCAGGATACTGGGGTTCCTAACGCCAACTCTGAAAACGGCGATAGCGAAGATATGTCCAATGAAATTTCAATGGAACTTGCCGACGGTACGGAAGTTTCTATTGAAGAGCCTGAAATGGAAGACGAGCAGGTAGAAGAGCCTGTATCCGAAGAAGAACTTCAGAACATTATCACTGCCGAGATTGACGACGCGCAAGATTACATCGACGATGTGATCTCGCCAGAGCGTGCGCTTGCAGGCCAGTATTATAAGGGCGAACCTTTCGGTAACGAAGAGGAAGGCCGGTCGCAGGCAATGTCGATGGATGTACGGGATACTGTACAGGCCATGATGCCGTCGATCATGAAAGTATTCTTCGCGGCGAACAACGTCGTTGAGTTTGCGCCGAACGGCCCAGAAGATATTGAGAGCGCGCAGCAAGCGACGGATTATGTCAACTACTGCCTGACACGCGATAACAACCTGTTTAGCGAATGCTATTCCACATTCAAGGACGCCCTGATCCGTAAGAACGGTATCATGAAAGTCTGGTGGAATACCGAGAAAGATGTCACGACCCATTACTTTACGGGTCTGGACGAGGCTACCTTCTCGGTTCTTCAGGCCGATGAAAACATCGAAGTCAAGGACGTAGAGATTACCTACGGTCCAGTGCCGATGGTTCCGCCTGAAATGATGGGTATGCCAGCCCCACCCGCACCCGCGACATATGACTGCACTGTTGTTCGTACAGTCGAGAAGGGCCGTCTGTGCGTTCAGTCCGTACCGCCCGAAGAGTTCCTGATTGACCGCCGTGCGCGTTCTATCGAGACAGCCGAATTTGTAGCCCACCGTCGTTACGTTACCGTATCCGATCTTGTAAAGATGGGCTATGATTTCGATGAGGTTCAAGACCTTGGATACGAAACGCTTGATGACTTTGAAGGCAACCAAGAAGCCTTTGATCGTAACCCGCAAGCATTCGTTCAGATCACCGGCCGCACAGATACGACATCGCGCAAAGTCCTTTACATCGAAGGCTATGTGTATGTTGACATGGACGGCGACGGGATTGCGGAACTTTGCCGCGTCTGCGTTGCTGGCTCGGCCAACAAGATACTGCATTATGAACCCTGCGACTTTATTCCGTTCGTAGACTTCTGCCCTGATCCTGAGCCACACACATTCTTTGGTATGTCGATTGCCGACGTGACGATGGACATTCAGCTTATCAAGTCGAATATCCTGCGCAACACGCTGGACAGCTTGGCCCAGTCGATCCACCCACGCACGGGTGTTGTTGAAGGCCAAGTCAATCTTGAAGACGTAATGAACACTGAAGTTGGTGGCATCATCCGTATGCGTGCACCAGGCATGGTTCAGCCGTTCACGATGCCGTTCGTCGGACAGCAAGCATTCCCGATGTTGCAATACATGGATGAACTGCGCGAGAACCGCACAGGTATTTCCAAGGCCGCGTCTGGCCTTGATGCAAACGCGCTTCAGTCTTCGACCCGCGCTGCTGTTGCCGCCACGATTACTGCTGCGGCGCAACATATCGAATTGATCTGCCGCATCTTTGCCGAGACAGGCATGAAGGGTCTGTTCCGCAAGTCGATGCAGCTTATCGCCAAGAACCAAGATGCACCACGCATGGTGCGTCTGCGTAATACGTTCGTTCCGATTGATCCACGGGTGTGGGACACGAGCATGGACGTTGTTGTCAACGTCGCTATCGGCACTGGTAGCAACGAAGAGAAGATGGCGTTCTTAGGTCAAGTCGCAGCCAAGCAAGAGATGTTGATGCAGACGGGCGCTCCGTTGGTTGACATGCAGGGCTACTACAATACGTTGGCGCAGATGATGGCGCTGGCGGGATACAAAGACCCGACTGTGTTCTTCAAAGACCCAGCCATGATGCCGCCTCCGCCTCCGCCTGCGCCACCACAGCCGACACCGGAAGAGATGTTGTCTCAGGTTCAGATGGAAGCAATTCGTGCGGACATCCAAAAGAAGGCAGCGGAACTTGAGTTGCAGCGTGAAGAGATGCTACGCAAGGACGACCGTGAGCGCGACAAACTTGATGCCGACCTAATGATTAAGGCTGCTGAACTTGAAGCCAAGTACGGAGCGCCGGTCAACACGGCGGGTATTGAAGCGATGATGATGCGCGACCGTGAGTTAGTTCGTCAACAAAACGAAATGGATCGTGCGGCGACGCAAGCTGCTCAAGCCGCGCAGAATGCGCAGATGGCACAGGCAGTTCAGCAAGCACAGATGCCAACTGAAATGCAGACGCCCGTTGAACTCCCACCAGAAGGAATGATGTAATGCCATTTGGTGACATACCCCTCGGCGCAAGAGGAGCCATTCAAGGACCATTCGGAACATCTGTTGTCGGCCCAACCGCTGGCAAAGACCCACTTGCGTTTGGAACCGACAATACGTTTAGGGTTGGTGAGGGCCAAGAAGTTCGCCTTGTGGACGCGGGGGGCAATGTTATCTTCAGCGGTTCTGGCGTTGAAGGTGCGAACAGAGCGGTTGCTGCTGCCCAGAGCCTCAGCGATGAACTCGGGAAGGACGCTAACTTTAAAATACAAACCGGTGAACGCACAATAAACCCTGATGGGAGTGTGGGTGGAACCCGTTATATCGACGTTGCCCGCGCCGCCCCGCAACAGACTGGTCTTGGTTTCTTAGCCGACTATGTCCTTCCGTTTGCTGCAACATTCATCCCCGGCGTTGGCCCTGTTTTGGGTGCGGCTCTCGGCTCTGCTGCCTCAAGTGGATTACAGGGCCGTGATCTTGAAGATGCCTTGAAGCGTGCGGTTATTGCTGCGGCCACTGCTGGTGTAACAAGTGGCACTGGATTAGATAAGACTATCGGCGGTGCACTTAGCAACACTGGGGGGCAAGCTGCTGGACAGGTGGCTGGTCAAGTTGCTGGGCAAGCCGTTGGGGGCGACATCGTCGTCACCGCCCTTTCAAAAGCGGCGCAAGCCGCAGGCGGCGCGCTTGGCCAAGCGGCTTTATCGGAAGCAGGCAACGCGGCTTCGCGTGCGCTAAGTGGCTACAAGACGCCAGCCGAGAAGATTGCGGATCAGTCGTCCCAGATAACCGATCCTTTAGCGCCCGCCCCGGATGTACCTTACAACGGGCTAACCGTAACAGGGCCTAAGCTCACGTCGGGATCAGGCTTGCCATTTGGCGCGGCACTCCCCATTCCCGTCAACGAGATACTTTCAGGCGCGTTGACCGCAGCGCAGACCACACCAGCGGAGCAACCCACTACGACAACGCCTGAAGAAATCGTCGTTACCGCTACACCCGAAACGGGCTTACCTGTTGGTTCTGTCCTCGCGCAACTGCCTATGACTGGTTTGCCAACATCCGATCCCGCGCTTGTGAAAAATAAGTTTGATTTTAAAGACGTTCTCGGCACTGGTCTAACCCTTCCTCAACTCCTATCCCTTGGTAGTGTCGGGGCCGATCTTCTACAAAATCTTATGGCCGGAGATGGCGGTGCGGGTGCTGGAACGCCGTATGTTTCACCATTTGGTACAGGCACAGGCGCAGGCTTCGCCCCACGCCAAGACATGCGCGCCAATCCAAACATTGCAGATTACGAGCGGTATGGTTTCGGCCCAGAAGCTATGTTCTTCCAACCACAGTATAGTGGCCTTCTTCCGGCGAATGCTCCTGCACCCCAAGCACAGCCCGCGATGACCATCAACCCCGCTTTGATACCGCTAATATAATGGACGTAATAACAAAAGCTAACCACGCAAAGCGCCTTCTTGAAGATGAACTTCTCAAGGAAGCGTTTGCCCAAGTGGAAAAAGATATTTTTGAAGAGTGGCGCATGTCGGGTTACGCCGACGACGACGCACGCTCTGACATGTTTCACACGCTCAAAGGACTTGAGCGTTTGAAAGCCCGCCTACAGGCAATTCTTGATAACGGCCTAGTCGCCAAATCAAGGAGTTAACATTTATATAAAAAGGTGCTATATATGACGGAACAAGTCGGCAACCCCAATGCTGGGATCGGCCTCCACGAAGCAAGCCTAGCCATCGACCAACTGCTTGGCCCGGATGAGGACAACCAAGACACGGACGAGGCGCAAGAGCCTGAAGAGGCTCAGGACGACGCGGAAGAACCTGAAGCCGAGGAGTACTCGGAAGAAGAGGAAGACGAACAGTTCGACCGAGATGAAGAGAACGACAACGAAGAGGTTATCGAACAGGAACTTCCTGACGATCTAACCATCAAGGTTAAACTTGACGGTGAAGAAACGGAAGTCACCCTTGACGAACTTCGGAAAGGTTATTCTCGTTATTCGGATTATACACGGAAAACCCAGGCATTAGCCGAAGAACGCAAGTCGTTCCATAGCGAAGCCGAAGCAATCCGTGTGGAACGCGCTCAATACGCGGAACTGCTCCCGACGCTTAAAGCGCAAATCGAGATGCAGTCCGAGGCTGAGCCTGACTGGGACAATCTTTATAACGAAGACCCCATTGAGGCGGCGCGGTTAGAACGGCATTGGAATAAGTCTCGTCAGGAACGAGCCGCTAAACTTCAGGCAATTAACACTGAACAGCAGCGGATTGCGGAAGAGATGAGCAAAGAGCAACAGCGGGCATTGGCTGACATTGTGCAGTCAGAGCGCGCCAAACTCACCGAAGTCATTCCTGAATGGAAAGACGAAGGCACAATGCAAAGCGAAGCTAAGGAACTTCGTGAATGGGCTTTGGCCAATGGGTTTAGCGAACGCGACCTAAGCGCACTTGTCCAAGCTACTCACGTTTCGATCCTACGCAAAGCTATGATGTTTGATAAGGGTTCTAAGAAAGTGGAAAAAGCAAAGGCACAGCCAAAGAAGGTTGCGCGGATTGTTCGCCCAGGTTCTTCAGGTACTCAAGTCAATAATCGTTCTACCGATGTAAAGAGAGCGTCTCAGCGCCTTGCGCGTACAGGCCGTGTTGCAGACGCAGCGGCCTTATTGGATAAACTCATTTAATAAGGATTTGGACTAATGGCTATTGTAGCAAATACTTTTACCCGGTACTCCGCTATCGGTATTCGTGAAGACTTGTCGAATGTTATCTATAACATCTCGCCAGAAGAAACTCCGTTCATCTCGAACATTGGCCGCGAAAGCGTCAAGAACACCTACTTCGAGTGGCAGACAGATGCTTTGGCTGCGGCTTCGGCTTCTAACGCTGCGCTTGAAGGTGACGACATCTCTTCGTTCACTGCTGTATCACCAACCGCACGCGTTGGTAACTACACGCAGATCAGCACGAAGAACGTCGTAATCTCCGGTACGCTTGAAGCAGTCGATAAGGCTGGTCGTCGTAACGAAATGACCTATCAGCTTGCCAAACTGGGTTCGGAACTGAAGCGCGACATGGAAGCCGCTCTTCTTGCCAACCAGGCATCGGTTGCTGGTAACACCACCACTGCACGTCGTACTGCTGGTCTGCCTGCATGGTTGACCTCGAACACCTCGTTCGGTTCAGGCGGTGCTAACCCAACTGTTGGCTCGACCCCAACTGCTGCTCGTACCGACGGTACGCAGCGTGCGTTCACAGAAGCACTTCTGAAGAACGTAATCCAGCAGGTCTGGACTTCGGGTGGCACGCCAAAGATGTTGATGGTTGGTCCTTTCAACAAGACCGCCGCTTCTGCTTTCGCCGGTATCGCCACGAAGTTCCGTGACGTTCCTGCTGGCCAGCAGGCGCAGATCATCGGCGCAGCCGACGTTTATGTGTCTGACTTCGGTACGGTCAACATCGTCCCTAACCGCTTCCAGCGTGACCGCGATGCGTTCATCGTTGATCCCGATTACGCATCGTTGGCAGTTCTTCGTCCAATCCAGAAAATGGACTTGGCGAAAACCGGCGACGCCGAGAAGGCTTTGCTCCTTGTTGAGTATGGCCTGAAGGTAAACAGCCAAGCTGCTCACGGTATCGTAGCCGACTTGACCACTTCGTAAGAAGGTCTAATTGGGTGAGGGGGCATAACGCCCCCTCATCTAACTATTGAGGGTTTTATGACTAAACGCCTTATCAACGACGATGCTTTCACAGGCGTCAAAACTTTTTATGATTATGATGCCGGTAAGGACGAAGCGATCATCTCGAAAGAGCAAGACGTTTCAGCAATCATCGAGCAGAACAAACGTGAGTTCAACGAAGCGCCGGAACGCTGGGGTGAGTGGACAAAGGTTGGCAGCATTCCGATTTCAGTGTATTACGAACTTGAACGCCAGGGTATTACTAAAGACCAAGAGGCGATGAAGAAGTGGCTGAACGATCCTGATAATCGTTACTTCCGCACAAGGCCGGGGACTGTTTAATGGCGATTACGACGTATTCAGAGTTGAAGACCGCAGTCGCCGATTGGCTCAATCGGTCTGATCTGACGGCTGCTATTCCGAACTTCATTTCGCTTGCTGAAGCGCAGATGACCCGCCAAATCCGTCACCGTAAGATGGTGACGCGGGCGACCGCAACTATGGATACGCCGTACTTTTCTGTTCCTGCTGACTGGAAAGAAACAATCCGGTTTCAGTTGAACACAAACCCAATTACACCACTGGTCTACGTCACGCCAGAACAGCTTCTTGAAGACAGCTTCGCCTACAGTTCCGCAGGCCAACCGCTATTCTTTACAACCATCGGCCAGCAGTTTGAAGTTCTGCCGCAACCCGATGGGTCTTACGATGCAGAACTACTTTACTACTCCAAGCTGACGCCATTGTCTGACGCAGCGCCGACTAACTGGCTTCTGACTGAAAGCCCAGACATCTACCTATACGGCACGCTGGCACAGTCCGCGCCGTACTTAAAGGAAGATGAACGCACCGCCATCTGGACTTCTTTGTATGAGAAGCTGGTAGAAGATATGCGCATTGCCGATGAGCGTGCGCGTATTGGTTCGTCTAAACTGAAACCCCGCATAAGGACATTCGGATGAGTTTTTCTAATTATCTTGAGAACAAGGTTCTCGGCCATGTGTTCGGTGCAACGCCCTACACCGCACCCGCCACTTTGTATGTCGGCCTGTATACGTCTGATCCCGGCGAAGCTAACTCCGGTACAGAAGTTTCCGGTGGTTCTTATGCACGTCAAACGATTGCGTTCACCGTCACAGCCAACCAAGCGTCCAATACAGCGGCGGTTGAGTTCCCAACTGCAAGCGCGTCTTGGGGTACAGTAACTTATGCTGCAATCTCTGACGCTGTTTCTGGTGGTAATATGCTTGCCTATGGTGCGTTGACCACAAGCAAGACGATTGCAAGCGGTGACGTTCTCCGTATTCCTGCGGCTGACTTCGACATCAATCTGGACTAAATAGATGTCTGGCTACGGCAGTGGTCTATACGGACGCGGTAATTACGGCATAGACCCTAAAGAGGCGTCTATTGCAGTAACTGCCGCGTCTAGTGCTGCCGTAACCGCCAACCGCGTTCAGAGTATTTCCGTCGCGTCTAGCGCGGCATCGTCCACAACTGTTGTGGCAAAGCGTGTCCGGATTGCATCTGCGACATCCACAGCCACATCGTCCACGACTGTCACCGCCAACCGGGTTGCGTTTGCAGCGGTTACGACGACAGCCACATCTAGCGTCTCGGTAGCTGCGCTGAAGCTGGCTGTGGCTTCGATCACAGTTAACGCGCAGTCATCCACCTCTGTCACTGCTAACCGCGTCCAGAAAGCCGCTGTAGCCGTTAGCGCAGCATCGTCGGTCAGCGTCTCGGCTATTCGTTACGCCGACATTGTGGTATCATCTACGGCCACATCATCGACATCCGTTGCAGCGCAGAGAATTGCTCTTGCAAGCGTAACGGACACAGCGACATCGAGCGTATCGGTAAACGTCAATCGTGTATTTGATGCGTCTATTGCATCAAACGCCACATCGTCAGTAAGCGTATCGCTTCAGGGTGTGTTCCTTGTAATCATTACATCGAATGCGACATCATCGACAAGCGTGTCCGTAATTCGCCAGACCCCTGCCGCTGTCAACTGTAACGCACAATCTAGCGTCACGATTAACGGCACAAAGAAGTGGGAGCCCGAGCCAGTCACGCCAGAAACGTGGACTGCTGCGTCTGATACATCCGAGACTTGGACACCCGCCGAAGTAATTGCAGAAACTTGGACACCGCAATCAACAACAAACGAGACATGGACGCCAATTTCTGATACAGAAGAAATATGGCAGCAAGCTGCGTGAGGACTTAAATGGCTGATACAACCACAACAAACCTTGGATTAACGAAACCTGAAGTCGGCGCATCCGCCGATACTTGGGGGACAAAGGTTAATACCGATCTCGATCTAGTCGATGCGCTCTTTGCTGCGGCCGGTACAGGAACATCTGTCGGCTTAAATGTCGGTGCAGGCAAGACGCTGGCCATCGCCGGTAACGTGTCCGCCAATGGCGCGACGATCAGCCCAACCGAACTTAGCTATTTGGATACTGTTTCTTCAAACATCCAGACGCAGCTTAACGCGAAGGCTCCGTCGAATAGCCCGACTTTTGTTACGCCTACCCTCGGCGCGGCCTCGGCCGCCAGTATTGCCAACGCCCTTGGTGCGGTTGGCACGCCATCCTACACCTTTACTGGTGATACCAATACGGGTATCTACTCCCCCACAGCCGACACTATTGCCTTTGTTGAAGGCGGTGCGGAAGCCATGCGCATCGACAGCAGTGGTAAGCTAATTGTTGGCGCATCAAGTTCTTTCACTACAGGCGGCAATGCACAATACAGCCGGGTTCAGGTGGTCGGGAACGCTTTTAGCGGTACTGGTCACGCCATCGCGGCCCTTGGCCGCGGCGAGGCTGCAACAAGCATAACGGCAGGTGAAATTCTAGGGTTCATAGGCTTTACCGACAGCGCTGGAGGAACATTTGCAAGTATCAGTAGTGAAGCAGATGCCACTGCTGGCACGAATGATTACCCCGGTCGCCTTTTGTTTTCGACCACTGCGGACGGCGCAACCGACCCCACAGAACGTATGCGCATCACCAGCAGCGGCAACGTCGGGATTGGTACGAGTTCGCCGAGTGCGAAGTTGCAAGTTGACGGGCCATTTATCCGCTACGGTAACTCCGCAAGTTACACTAGCGACGAGTTTATTATCCAGCGGGTAGCTGCGGGTGTGAACCTCTCTGTCCGACAGAACACAGCTATGATGCTGCTGACTAACGACACAGAACGTATGCGCATCGACAGCAGCGGCAACGTCGGGATTGGTACGAGTTCGCCAGCGTATAGGCTACAAGTGCAGTTTGATGCTGCGGTAATTGCTGGTACTTGCAATATACTTATGTCAGCAGAAGGTGGGGTGCAGGGGTCACTGGGTACTACAACAAACCACAATCTTCTGTTTAAAACCAATAACACAGAGAAAATGCGCATCGACAGCAGCGGCAACTTGCTGGTGGGGACGACAACGGTTGTTAACTCAGCGCGTGTTACAATCGCCAACTTTGGTTCGGGTATAGCTAATGGCATAGGAATGGTGTCTTCAAACACATCTGCGGTAGATGCTATTGTTTTCAACAACCCTAATGGCGTTGTAGGGTCGATTGGCGTTAGCGGTACAACCACGTCGTACAACGTCACTTCAGACGTTCGCCTAAAGCACGACATCGTAGACGCACCAGAAGCCTCAAGCCTCATCGACGCATTACAGGTTCGCAGCTTTAAGTGGAACGCAGACGATAGTGAGCAGCGTTACGGCTTCATTGCGCAGGAACTTCTTGAAGTCGCGCCAGAGGCAGTCAACCAACCAGAAGACCCCGACGCCACTATGGGCGTGGACTACTCCAAGCTGGTCCCGATGCTGGTCAAAGAATTGCAATCAGTGCGGGCGCGTCTCGCCGAACTAGAAGGAAAGTAAAATGGCAGTTGCAAACACATGGAGCGTCGTTCAGCTTGACGCATACCCCGAAGCTGAAGGCCAAAGCGATGTCGTATTTTGCGTTCACTGGCGTCTTGACGGTGTTGATGGCGAACACGCTGGTGGCGTCTATGGCTCCGCTGGCGTTACGCTCGACGCCGATGCACCGTTCGCCCCCTACGCCTCGCTGACTGAAGCACAGGTGATCGGTTGGGTTAAGGACGCACTTGGTGAAGAGCAAGTCGCAGCTTACGAAGCCAGCGTAGCGCAACAGATTGCTGACCAGGCCAACCCGCCTGTCGTGCATCCCGCGCTTCCTTGGTAGAGACTTCAGTCGATGGATACAAGTTTCGGCCTTGATACCCTTCTGACTTTAATCGCTGGCGTCTTCGGCCTTATTGGCGTGTGGACGCAGTTAAGCAATCGCCTCGCAATTCTAGAAACGAAGCTGGATTACGGCGAAGAGAAGTTCAACGCCATCGACAAGAAGTTTGATGAGGTGATGCTCCACCTCCGCCGGATTGAAGACAAGCTAGATCATAAGGCAGACCGATGAGTTTCTTAAAAGAATTTGAAAGCAACGCCGAAGGCGTAAACGATACCGTTGAGTTTGTTATTCGCGTGGCTATTGTCACGCTATCGGCGGTTATACTCGTTGTTGTGCTGGCACTCGTCATCGGTCTATTTGTTCCGAATGATGTAGTGGACAGCACCGCAATTCTTGACACGGTTAACCCAGCGTTCCAAACAATCATCGGTGCGTTCGTCGGATTGCTCGGTGGCTTGAGCCTCAACGCCAATGCGCGTGACAAGAAGCTAGAAGAGGTAGCGCCTGAGCCAGAAGCACCCAAGCCATACAGCGATCCGAACGGCACTGTCTTTATTGACGAGCCTGAAGAGGACGATGACATGGAGCCTTGGGAGAAGTACCGCAACGACCTACGCTACGACGCCAATAACGACGGCGTAGTTGATGAAAGCGACTTTCCTGACTGGCGTAATCCGGGGGCATAAATGGCAGGTGACTTATCTACCGTTGAACTGATCGGCCAACTATGGCCGCTTGTTCTTGCGTTCATCTCACTGGTCATCGTCCTTGCCAAGATGGATGTGCGCCTTGGCGTGACGGAAGAGAAGATCAGAACATTGTTTGAATTGTGGAATAAGGGAAAAGATAAGTGAGCCTTGTTGAACTGCAAAAGAAAATCGGAGTAACGGCAGATGGTGCATTCGGCCCAGGCACGTTTAAGAAAGCTGCGGCTTTTTATAAACTATCACCTGATCGTGCTGCACATTTCTTTGCTCAAACGGCGCATGAAAGTGGCGGCTTCAAAGCATTCTCGGAGAATTTGAATTATGGCGCAAAAGGACTTCGTGGCATTTTTAGAAAGTATTTCCCAACTGACGCAATGGCTAAAGCGTATGAACGCCAGCCAAAAAAGATTGCTAATCGGGTATACGCAAATCGCATGGGCAATGGTGATGAAGCGTCTGGGGATGGCTGGAAGTTCCGTGGACGTGGCGCTCTCCAACTTACTGGCAAAGCAAATTATCAAGCATTCGCCGCCTACATCGGACGACCCGAAGTAATGGATAACCCCGATCTTGTGTCGGGTGAGTTATGTTTTGAAAGCGCGTTGTGGTTCTTCGACAAGAACAAGTTGTGGTCGATCTGTGACCAAGGCACAGGCGAAGGTGCAATCCTTGCGCTGACAAAGCGGATCAACGGCGGCACGCACGGCCTCGATGACCGCAAGGCCAAGACGAAGAAGTACGCCGCATGGCTTTGATGCCTAATCCAATAATGCTGTATGCACTGGGCGGTGCGCTTGTTATTGGCGCGGCCTCTGGGTATAAAGTCCGTGATTGGCAGTGCGATGCGGCATACGCAAAGGCGCTGGAAAAAGCTGAGAAGCTGCGCGTCAAGAAACAAGAGGTAGTAGACAATGTTTCGCAAACCTACGAATTTGAACGAGATCAAGCCGATGTGGTGGCAACCGAACGAACCAACACTATTCGTGAAATATACAAAACGGTTCCTGCCGTTGCTGCTGATTGCGCTGCTCCTGACGCTTTGCGCGGGTTGCTCGAAAGCGGTGTCCGTGACGCCAATGCCGCTTCCTCCGGCAAACCTAGCAGCGAAGTGTCCGACCCTGAGTAACCCGCCACTGGTACTGATCGACCCTGAGCGGGCGCTTTGGGAAGCGGATGTCATCGCAAAGTATACGGATTGCAGCGCCAAGCATCGCTTGACGGTTCAAGCATGGGTAGAGGCTGTAAAAATCTCCAAATAAGTGATATAAGAACTTTAGTCTTAGACACAGGTAATTAAATGGCGCTCATTCCTATAAGTATCCCGCCGGGTGTATACCGCAACGGAACCGAACTTGATAGTTCTGGCCGGTGGTATGACGTGAACCTTGTGCGCTGGGTCGAGGGGATGATGCGTCCCGTCGGTGGATGGCAGGAACGAACCACTACTGCTCTTAGCGGCAAAGCCCGTGGCATGATTTCGTGGCGCTCTAACAACAGCACCCGTTACATCTCTGTTGGCACACATTCCAAACTCTACGCCATTACACAGTCCAGTGTGATTGTGGACATCACGCCTGTCGGGTTTGTTCCCGGCAATGCGAATGCATCTGTCGGTGGCGGCTACGGCGTTGGTCTTTACGGCGACGGATTTTACGGCACGCCGCGCCCAGACGTTGGTGTTGTTACCCCGGCCACCACATGGACACTTGATACATGGGGCGAGTATCTTCTTGGCTGCTCAAACTTTGACGGCAAGATTTACGAGTGGCAGTTAGACACGGCAACGCCGACTGTTGCCGCAGCGTTGACGAACGCGCCGGTATCTAACACAGGCGTTCTTGTCACTAACGAACGCTCAGTTTTTGCTCTTGGTGCATCTGGCAATCCGCGTAAGATTGCATGGTCTGATCTTGAGAATAACACGATTTGGACGGCAGCATCGACGAACCTTGCCGGTAGCCTTGAGTTGCAAACGGGTGGTAAAATTATCACAGCCAAGCGCGTTCGCGGCCAAGTCCTCGTTCTCACGGATATCGACGCGCACGTTGTATCCTATGTCGGCCAGCCATTTGTATACACATCCGAGTTTGCGGGTCGTGCTTGCGGCCTTGCGGGACCGAATGCGATTGCTGTTCAGGATAACTTCGCCGTGTGGATGGGTTCGCGTGGCTTCTATATGTATGATGGCTACGTCAAGGCTGTTCCCTGCGAAGTGTCGGACTATGTATTCTCCGACATTAACCAAGCGCAGATCAGCAAGGTTTACGCCGTCAACAACTCACAGTTCGATGAAGTGTGGTTCTTCTACCCATCGGCCTCAAGCCAAGAGAACAACCGCTATGTTATCTGGAACTATGTCCAGAACAACTGGTCTATTGGTTCTTTGGGCCGCTCTGCCGGTATCGACCGTGGTGTGTTCGCCAACCCGTTGATGGTAACGGACGATGGCTTTATCTACGATCACGAGATTGGTCTGAACCACGGCACGGAAAGCGTGTACGCCGAGACAGGGCCGGTGCAAATTGGACAGGGCGACAACATCCTGTATATCAATGAGATGATCCCCGACGAACGCAACCAGGGCGAAGTGACCGCGACCTTCTCTTCGCGCTATTATCCGAATGGCGATAAGCAGACCTTCGGCCCTTATACCTTGACGAACCCTACATCTGTCCGCTTCAATGGCCGACAAATCCAGATGAGGGTGACTGGCGTTGATAACTCTGATTGGCGGGTTGGGACGCAGCGGCTTAATGCTATACCGGGTGGGCGTCGATGAGGCTAAAACTCCCAACTCCCCCTGCGCAATACGACCCGCTGTATGAAGCGCAGCGTAACCGCTTGATTGAGCAGGCGATGAATATGAAGTATACGATGGGCGAAGATGTGTTTATTCATCCACCCGCTAGATTGATTTTAGTCGATGCAGACGGACATCATGTTGAAATTTATGTAACTCACTCTGAACAAGTCAGAGCGCGGCACGTCTAATGGGCTGTCAATCCGTTTATTTTTGTGTTAATAACGAAGGATTAGGCGGTCAGTCCGCTTGGGGAATATAATGGCGACAACTACTACGCAAACTCAGTCACTAAATCCTTTCATTCAGGATATCTTGGCGCGTAACTACGGAGCCGCACAGCAAGTTGCGGCTATTCCGTATCAGGCATATCAAGGGCCGCGTATCGCGGGCTTCCGTCCTGCTGAAGAGCAGGCGTTCCAGACTGCAATCGGCGCTGCCACCAACCAAGTTGGTATGCCACAGCTTAACGAAGCTACCGCCGTTGCCCAGCGCGCAGCAGGCTACTCGCCGCAGCAGTTTCAGCAAGATGTCTCCGGCTTCATGTCGCCGTTCCAGACCAACGTCATCGACGCCACGATGGCACGATTGGCACAGAACCGCGCCGAGCGTGACGCTGCGACCAAGGCTCAGCTTGCTTCTTCGCGGGCATTCGGCAACGAACGTCGTGGGGTATATGAAGCGCAGCTTGCTGGCGAAGAAGATTTGAATACAGCGCAGACGCTGGCGAACCTGTATAATCAGGGATACACGCAAGCCGCTGGGTTTGCACAGGGTCTGCCGGGTCAGCAGCTTGCGGGTGCATCCGCTCTTGCAGGCTACGGCCAACAGGCGCTTGGCAACGAGCAAGCATACGCTGCAATGCTTCAAGGCGCAGGCCAAGCACAGCGCGGCATGGCTCAGCAGAACCTTGATCTGGCCTACAAGGACTTCCTCGAACAGCGCGGCTTCCCACAGCAGCAGCTTCAGACATTGCTCATGGGTTCGCAGGGTCTTCCATCTCCGGTCACGCAAACGACAACTGCACCGGGCCAGTCAACGCTGGGCCAAGTTGGTTCGGCTGCGTCCACGATTGGTACTCTCCTTGAACTATTCTCAAAGGGAGGATAATATGGCGTCTGCAATGGAAACCTTAATGCGTTCACTTGGTATTGGTGGTAAAAAACCAAGTGGCACGGCTATGCCCACTATTGATCCGGCGGCTATTCTGGCTTCGCCAGTAGCTTCAGCAGCGCCTGAACTTTCGCCGACGGCAAAGTACGTTGCGGATATGCAGGCTCTCATGAGTGGGGGCATCGGCCCACTATCAACTGCCCAGAAAATAGCGGCTGTTGGTCAAGTACTTCAGGCCGCTGGTAGCCGTGGCGCTTCTGATCCGGCCGCTGTTCTTCAGGGCGTGCGTAAGCAACAGATGGATAAGCTGAACGCTCAGTATCAGATTGCCCAGTTGCAACAGTCACAGCAGAGAGAGCAGCAGCAGAAAGCGTTCATCAAGCAATACGCTTCGGCTTTGCCAGAAGGCCAGCGCGGCGTTCTTGAAAATTCAGATACGGCAGAAGCGTTTAAGTTGGTGCAGGCAGAAGCCTTCCGGCCTAAGCAAGTCTTTAACCGTGACCGCGATCCGGCGACAGGCAACGTGCGACTGACATTCGGCGATGGTTCATCTGTCGTTACCGATCAGAAGTTGCCAGCCAAGACACGCGAAATTGATGTTGGAAACGCGATTGAAATTCGTGACGAAGATACGAACGCACTTGTTCTGTCAATCCCAAAGCAGATGACAGCCTATCAAGCCAGCAGTCTTGCGTTGGATAAGGCGCGCTTTGCTCGTGGTGACGGCCGAGGTGAAGGTGGTGGCAGCGCGCCGTCGTATCAGTTCCGCACAGTTGAAGGTGGAGAGATTGTTGCTTTTGATCCAAAGAACCCAACACGTCAGATTAAGACGGGCCAGAAAGCGCCAGTATCCGGAAACATCTTTAGTGGACTTCTTCCGCCAGCAACCGGCGCACCAATCATCCGTCGATAGGATTATAAATGGCTGAGACTAAGCCAAAAGGCGCACCAGTATTTCTGGAAATTCCTACCACTGGGGAGACGATCACGCTCCCCGGCGTAACTTCGCTTAGCAATGACGCCGAACTTAAAGCTGCGGCTGACGCTTGGCTTGCAAAGAACTATGAAGGCCCTACACTCGCAGCGCCGATTGTCGCACGTTCGCCAGTAACGGGCGAGGATGTTGTTACCACAAACCGGCAACCAGAACTAACCGCAGTCACCCCGACTACAATTACGGGTGGCATCTACGATGCAATCTCTTCTGGCGTTGCGAATGTAGCCGGACTGCTTCCTGGTTTTGATGAACGCGGCGCTGCTCAGTACGGCCAAGATGTAGTTTCAAACATCGAAAGCCTTATCGGCCTTAACGCAATCGAAACCAGTATCGGTGACGTTTTACTAGGTCGCGGAACAGGTACAGATTACTTAAACACTGGGCTTACTGTTCTACCATTTGCAGGTAGACCAATCGCAGCCGGTGTTAGGCGTGTAGCGCCAGAACTTAGCGCGGGTATCAGCCGGTTAGCTACTGGCCCTATCGCAGTTGCAGATGAATTAGCGGCAGTAGTTCCAGAGACAGCGCTCTCCCCAGAGATGGCTGCTGTTGCTACCCCTATTGCCCCACCCCCTGTCGTACCAAGCACAATAGCAAAGGCTGTTGAGTTACCGGAACCCCCCGTGGCCGCAGCGGAAATCCCTGTGCCTGCGGTAGCACCGCGTAATGCAGCGTATGATCTGCCAGCGTCTACCCCCGAAACAGGTATCCCTGCCATCGAGGCTATGCAAGTAAAGGGTCAGACGCAGCCCGTGCCTACCGCTGAAATTGGTGGTAAGGTTGCGAACTTTGCCGCAGACTACAGCAATCTTGCAGGGTTGCAACGTCCAGCCGACATGCCGTTCTCCGAGTTCTTCTATCGTCACTTCAAAGCAGGCACTCTTCCGGCGGAAGAAGTATCTAAACTCGTAACAAAGTATGACCTTAAAGACGAAGACCTATTTGAACTTATCACTGGATCACGCCAAGGCTTAGGCGATGCCGCTCGTGTGATGCAGCGGTTCAGCATTGCCAGCCGGTATGTTCCCAAAGAAGCTGCCGACATTGCTAAACTTGGCCTTCAAGAAGCGGACGGTATGGACTTTTGGAAACGACTGTCCAACACCTATCGCGGTGCGCTTGTATCGAGCGTTGCCACTACAATGCGCAACGTCATATCGTCCGCAGGCCGCGTGCCTATCGACGCAGCTACGAACCTTATGGATAGCGCGGTCAATGCTGCGGCTAATCCTTTCCGTAAAGAGAAGGTTGGCGTTAACCCACTTGACGCGGCGGCTGTTCTTGTGGATCGTTTTGCTCCCGGTCGGAACACTAAGTTCTGGGAGCAGATGAAGAATGTGCAGCCAGAAATACAAAAAGAATTAGCGGCTACCTACGCGGCGGATGTCTCGCGTGTAGTCAGGAAAGATGCGTTCGCAAAAGTTGAGAAGGCCGTTGACGTTGCAAACCTTTTCAACCGCGTATCGGAAACAGCCACACGCAAAGCTATGTTCCCAGTCTATCTACGCCGAGAAGCGACACGCCTTAATTTAGATTTCGATGAACTTGTTGACACAGGCGGCATGGCAAATCTTCCTGAAGAAGCATGGGCCAAGGCACTCGACGATACCCTTAGCTTCACTTACTCCGGCAAATCTGAAGTGGCCGATAAGTTCGGGGATATGCTGGACAAGATGGGTAAGGTTGGAACCGTCGCCCGTGTTGTCGGTACAACTATCATGCCGTTTCCGCGCTTCATGATGAACGCGTTAAAGTTCCAGTTTGACTACAGCCCGGCTGGTTTCACTAAGTTGCTGACTGAAGCCGAACGCGCCAAGTTTGCGACAGGCGATGTGTCGGCTGTGTCGAAAGCTATCGTTGGCTCGTCGATGCTGTACGGTGCGTATCAATTCCGCAACAGCGAAAACGCTGGAGAGAAATGGTACGAAGGCCGCTTGCCCAACGGTAAAACTGTTGACCTTCGTCCGTACTTCCCTGCGGCTCCATATCTTTTAGTCGCCGACCTCATCAAACGAGCGCAGGATAACACTCTCGATCAAGCCTTCGAGACGAAAGATATTCTTCAAGGTCTATCCGGCGCGCAGTTCCGTGCAGGCACGGGCCTGTATGTAACCGATCAGCTTCTCAAGGATTTATCCGGCGCTGCTGGAAACCTCGACAAAGCCAAGACCATTGCGACAAGTTGGTTGGCGGATGTAGGTGCTGGTTTCCTTCAGCCGTTCAGCACGTTCAAAGATTTCTACGCCCAGTACGATCCGGAAGAAGCGGTCTACCGTGACACTAAGGACAACCCACTTGCCGCTCTTGTGCGTCCAATCCCTGGAGCGCAGCAGGCAATGGGTGTTCCGGCGGCGGTATCCGCCACGCGTGAAGGGCCGTTGACCACTGAAGACCCGGCGTTGCGTCAGCTTCTTGGAGCCACAATCCGTCCGCCCAAGAACATTGTCGAGAGCGAGTTGGATAAACTTGGCCTTACTGCCTACGATGTAGGGTCAAAGACTGGCGAGGTTGCTATCGACCGCCTTGTAAACCGCGACCTCGGCATCATCGCCGAGCGCGGGATCGCACCGTTGTTGCAGTCTCCTGAGTATCAGAACCTTGATAACGTCGGCAAGTCCGCAGCAATCAAAGAGATTTACAGCAAGGCGCGTGAAGCAGCCAACGCTAAGTTCAACGCGGAGAACCCAGAACTTTCTTTGCTAAAGAAGTATAAGGGTATGAACCGCGAAGAAAAGATTATGTTAAATCGTGAAGTCGAAAGCACTACTGGCATGAAGGCCGATACGTTGCTGCGCCAGTTGAGCAAGGCCCCTCTTCTCAAGAACCAAGAACAGTATGACGCACTCCCCGTCGGTACTCAGTTCACAGACCCCGGCGATTATAAGGTATACACGAAAGGCAAGTGATGGCCAAGAAGAGTGGTGCTAAGGATATGTCGTGGCGTCCGCAGCCAAAAGCAAAGCGTCGCCACAAACCCAACGGGCTTCGCCACCGTAAGTCTTTGGGGCCACGCAGTCACTTGCGAACTAGCTTCTAATACTATACACATAGCCTATGAAGTTCATGGGTATTGATCCTGGCGCGTTCGGGGCTGTTGCTATTCTGGATAAGGATAGCCGAGAACTTGTCATCATCGACATGCCTACCTTGAAGGTCAAGCGCGGACCGCGTGTCGTCAATCAAGTTGACGCGCACATGCTGGCAGATAGCCTACGCCCACATGTAGGTGGAGAAATCAACGCCCTTATCGAGAAGGTTCACGCCATGCCAGGCCAAGGTGTGTCCTCGATGTTCAGCTTCGGCCGAGCAGCGGGTATCGTTGAAGGTGTTCTTGCTGGCCTGTCTGTACCTTTTCAGTTGAT